TACACCTGGTAGACCATTTATTAAAGGCTCAACGGCTTTTACTTGTTTAGCATTACTCATAGATCTTGCTAAAGCTTTTGTGTATCTAGCAGCTAATCTATCGTAGAGATTATCTTCGATAGCTTCTTCTGTGATTGCAAATGCTAAAGCTACTGTCTCGTGTGAGTAACGAGCTGTGAAAGTTTCTTGTGCATCGTCAAACGCTACACCAGATCCTTCACCTTTTACTTGTGCGCTACCGAATCCTGATAACATTACTTCCTCTTCGAAAGCTCTGTCTGAAGATTCGCTGGTATAAATCTCAGCATGCTGATTTTCATACCTTTTATATTCCAAGCCGAACAGTGCGTTCAAACCTGGCTCTAGTTCTTTAACTAGTTGTGCTCTTGATATTGCCATATTTGTTCTCCTATTCTAAGGCTTAGATGTCTCTCTGCCAGAGAGTCGCTCTATTGTTAAATACAACGACAACGTCTGAACCAGCTGCTGTAAGATCCTCTTGATTTGGAACTTCTGCAGATCTGATTATTCTAAACATTCTTCCGTCGTTATCGGCTTGAATATCTAAAGTTGCTGTTGATGTACCGTTTTTATGTGATCCGTGGTTGTTAAGATTAGCTCTTTTACCAATGTTAGTTGCGGCTACTGCTGCATCTGCTCTAACAATGTATTCTTGAAGAGGATTATCATTAACAAAACCAACGCCGTCTGTACTACCAGTGTTTTGGTTTGTTGCAAAAGTTGTTCCTGAAGCAACAAAATTAGCAAATGTTGGTTTGCTAGTTGAGTTGTCTATGTAGAACGCACCATTGAACACACCTAGGATTGGTTGAATGTTAGATCCATCCGCATCCCATGAAGCACCGCCAGTTAGACCATCGTCCATAGTAGCATGAGTGATATCCTCAATGTAGCTTGTGTCTCCATCAGAATACTGAAGAGATACAGGAGCATGATTGTGGATATTTTTACCTAAGCCACTTTTGATTTTGTATTTAGATTGTCCAGACGTTGCAGGTGTATTACCTAACGTAAGAGACGCTCTAGCACCAAAACCAGTTGTACTTGTGTTAGCCATAGTTATTTTCTCCTTATGTGATCATTCACAATAAATGAATCACGGTTAATTTAATTCAGTGATATAAAATTACTTTTTCGTACCACCGAAGGTTACACGAGACTGCCTCTCAACATTGATAGGCATCCTCTGGTCCTGCTCCTTCATAAGATCGTTGTTTACTGCTTGGTCACGTTCCTGGTGTTTACCAGTCATGTATTCCATTCTTTGCTTCGCGATCTCGATCGGTACCTTTGCAAGTAAAAGGCCACCAACCCCAATCACTCCCTTGTATTTTCCTTCTTCAAGGACTGGATAATCTGATGCGTTTTCAACTTCCTCGGCTCTAACTAATTCATAACCTTCTCTAATTCTTCCAGTTATATTTTTAGTGTCTTGAAAGCCTGTAACTTCAGCTCTTATCCATCTATACCTGAATCCATCAGGTGCAGGGGGTGCATCTAGAGATGATGGTGGAACCCACACTTTAGGTCTCTCTGACTTTTCTCGTG